AGCGGGCAACAGGTCGGCCACGTCAGCAACAAGAGCGTCGGGCCGGTCTCGGTCGGTTACGGTCTCGAAGGTGTTCCCGGCACCTATGCGTGGTATACGCAATCGAAATACGGCTATAACTTTCTGCAAGCCACGGCAAAATACCGGACATTTAACTATCGCGCCTTTACCGGCGTTTCCGGTCAGAAATACTTTGTTTATGGCGCACCGATTCCCTACCGTTCGTATCCCTACCGTTCGTAAACAGGTTTACCCATGGCGATCGAGCCGTCTGGTTACTGGCGGTGTGGCAAGGTCTGGGTCGCGTGGCAGCGGCTGGAGCGGCGGCGCGGGTGGCGGCTATTCCGGCGCTGGCGGTGGCGCAGGCGGTGGAAGATCCTGTGAAACATTCCGTGAAACAGCCCGTGAAACAGCCCGTGAAACATTCCGTGAAACAGCATGCCGAACGCGACGCCTGAAAGCATTGCGAAAGCGATCAAGGCGCTGGGATCGAAGCGTTTGTTGATCGGTATTCCGGGGGAGAACAACCAGCGACCCGGCGAGAAGATCGGCAATGTCCTGCTGGGTTATGTCCACGAATTCGGCTCGCCCGCGAAGAACATCCCCTCGCGTGCGTTCTTGCGGCCCGGTGTCGAGGCGGTGGTGCCCGAGATCGGCCGAATTTTGAGGAGCGCGGCGCAGGCGGCATTGAACGGCGATCTCGGCGGCATCGATCGCGCCTTTGCGGCAGCCGGGCAGACGGCGGTGGACAGCGTCAAGAACCGTATCGAGGCCGGCATCCCGCCGCCCCTGGCGCAGTCCACCGTGACCGCGCGCAGGCTGCGGCTCAGCGGGGTGCATTACCGGGTCAGGATGGCGATGGTCGAGGAAGGCTGGTCGCGCTCGCGCATCGCGGCCTACATGGCAGCGCGCGGCATGCCGCCACCTCCGAAGCGGGTTTATCTGCGCAAGGCACAGACCCCGGCGGACGCGATCCCGTTGAAGGATACAGGCGACCTGTTGAAGAGCCTGACCTATGTCATCCGGGACAACTAACGCGCCGGCCGATACGTTTGTGTTCGAGGCGGGCCGGAGGGGGCGGCGACCCCAGGTTTGTCTGATGGAGCACCCAGACCGGCCACCCGGCCCGCTGTCCAGCGTAATGCACCGGACCCGTAACTCAAATAACGCGATTTTAGGGGCCTGAGGCTCTGGAGAGCTAGGGGAGTGGCGGCTCGACCGTTGCCCCGCGTCCTCGGGCCACGTAACCGCTCCAAAACGCCATCCTGAGCGGGGAGGTAGACCGTGGCGACCTTGGATGTGTCCGACATCCCGATCTGTGGCGAATTCAGCGACCGGTTTGACGTGATCTCGCGGGCCGAGACGATTACGGAATTTGGGCGATCGACGGTGACCCAAGTCACCGCGACCGCGTTGGGCACGATCTACCCGACCGGGGATAATTCCTTGGTGCGGCAGGGCGACTATGAGATGGGCCGGAAAACCTTGACTTGTGTGACCCCATACAGGCTGAAACAAGCCGCGCCGGGGTATCAGCCCGATCTCGTCCTCTATCGCGGCAACCAGTATCTGGTGTCCTCGGTCGAGGATTATTCGCAGTATGGCGCGGGGTTTGTCGTCGCGATATTGTCCTCAACGCTGGCGCAGGATATCCCGCCCCAGTGAGCCACGTGTTTCGGAGAGGACCAGACACTGTGAGCGAGCCATGTGGATAGCGAGCACCACGCCATCCGAGCGAGCCAGAGTTCTAGAGAGCACCACGCTGAACGAGCGAGCCAACCCGGCGAAGAGCACCATGGCGGAAGAGCGAGCCACGCCGTTCGAGAGCGCCACCAAACGCGAGCGAGCCACAGCCCACGAGAGCGCCAGAGAGTAGGAGCGAGCCAACCCGGCGAAGAGCACCAACATCATCGAGCGAGCTAAAGCTGACGAGAGCACCACACCAGTTGAGCGAGCCATAAATCGAGAGAGCACCAGAACCACGAGAGTGCGCCAACGCATCCGAGAGAACCATGCATCCGGAGCGAGCCAGCAGACGAAGAGAGCGCCATGATCGATGAGCGAGCCATCCGGGGCAAGAGCACCACGAAACGTGAGCGAGCGAGCTACAGTCGCTGAGAGCACCACTGCAAACGAGCGAGCCATTCTAGATGAGATGCACCAAATGACAGGAGCGAGCCACACAGTCAAAGAGCACCATGGTCGATGAGCGAGCCAACGCTGCTGAGAGCACCATGAGGGTGAAGCGAGCCATGCCGTCCGAGAGCACCAGACCTAGAGAGCGCTCGCTGTATCACTTCCTGTTGACGATCGAGTTAGCGGGCTGTCATTTGCATGGTTATTTGATGGCTCCGCACAAGGCGTATGCGGCGAGCGCAATCGACAAGATGATGACGGTTGCAGAGGAAACTTGGCCGGGGTTTTTGCCGGTAATTCTCCAGACGGAACTCAGCGACGGCGTAGAGCTTGTCCGCGAAATCGTCAGCCGCAACTCCGCGAAGGCGGGGCAATTAATCGCCGAAGCGACGGACTTTCACTTTAGCGTCTTTGTGATGCCAAAAGGCACCCACGACGATACCACGCTGATGCAGCTTCACTGAGACGAGCCATATCAACGGAGAGCACCACAGCAACTGAGCGAGGAATTCTACTGATGATCCTCCCTTATTGCTGATCGCGATCGATCGCTGCCCGTTCGTTACCATTGCCGCTCTCGACGCGATCCTGTGGCTGCTGATCTACTGGGTATATGCGCTGTGTGCTAATCTGATTGTTTAACGGGGGCGCTGATGACGATACCCAATCAAGCGCCTGACTCATCGGTCAGCGGCTACCTTCAGCCGATCCCAACGCCGCCCGGTTTGCCCGAGCCGCTGGGGAGCCAAGACCTCGATAATTATATTCAGCAGATGGTCGCGGCCGTCGCGGGCATCGATGAGATATTGGTGCGCCCGCGTTTTCAGCCCGAGCCGCCCAACCTGCCCGATTTCGTCACCGACTGGGTCGCGGTCGGGGTGCAGCGGCACAGACCGATCGGCTTTGTCCAGGCGACGATCCATCATCCCGAAGGCAACGGACATGACGAGACGCAGCGGCACGAGGAGATCGATGTCCTCGCCTCGTTTTATGGCCCGAGGAGCAACCACTACGCGACGAATTTTCATAATGGCATGCTGATCTGGCAGAACCGCTCGCTGATGCGGCTGGTTGGCATGTCGTTGGTCGAGGTCGGCGACGGCATCCGCGCCCCGGAGCTTGTTAAAAATCTCTGGCTCGACCGGATGGACAAGACGGTGACGCTGCGGCGGATTATTCGGCGCGATTACCCGGTATTGAACTTGCTGCGCTCCAAGGGCTACGTCATTCCCAACCCCGGCCACGGCTACCAAGCGCCATGGGACACCAACAACCTCGTGGTGCCCACCGTGCTGGAGACCCATTGGGACGATGAGCAAACGATCTGGGATGACAGCGCGACGCGGTGGCATGTGCACCGATGACCTCGAATATCGATCCGCTGGTGCCGTCCGAAGGCTTGGCCTACACGGCAGATATGCGCGCGAACTTCGCGGTTGCGCAGCAAGAGATCAGCGATCTCCAGGCCGCCCTGGCAGCGGCGCAGAGCGATATCACGGCACTGAAGGCGCAACAGCAAACGGCGGTGAGTCTGATCACGCTCACCCCGCCCAACACGATCTCGACGTTGTTTGTCACCGCAGGCATCGGGGTGCAGTTCACGCCGAGCAAAGGCAGTCGCCTGATCGCCATGATCGACGGCATGCTGGGTAATACCCAAAGCGGCGACGGCAGCGATCTGCAACTGGTGTGGGGTCAAGGAGTAGCTCCGGGGGCGGGCGCGCTGATCACCGCAACCAACGGCCAACTGGTTGGCAACATGGTGAGCATGTTGGCGACGCGCAGCAATGACCTTGACGTGTTTGGGGTGAGCACGCTGATCACCGGGCTGATCAGCGGGCAACAATACTGGATCGATGCCGCTTACCGCGCCCAGACGGGCACCGCGACACTGTCGCAAATGTCGCTGACCGCGTTCGAGGTTCTCGACCCGCTGTAGAGACCTATCTCGCTGGCTTGGCGCTTACAGCAGCCACCACAACAGCCACCACAAGACCAGCCCGATCAGCATCAATACGACGAGGATGATGGCGCAGCCCGCGCCGCCAGGACGCGCGTCTTCGTCGCCATACCCGATCATCATGTTCTTTTAAATGAAGGGAAACCGCCATGATTTCCACTGGGCTACCGGTCAGTCGCTATGTGCAAGTTTCGGTCAGCTTGACAACGCCCGGTATCATCGCGGAGAGCGTGAACACTTGTTTGCTCCTCGGCACATCGAACGTCATCGACACGACCGAGCGGATGCGGCGTTACACCGATATCAACGAAGTCGCGTCGGACTTTCTGACGACGAGCGAAGAATTCCTCGGTGCCGAAATCTGGTTCTCGCAGAACCCGCGCCCAAGCCAATTGTTTATCGGGCGCTGGGCCAAGACCTCGACCGCGGGCAAGCTGAACGGCGCGATCCTGACGCCGACCGAGCAATTGATGAGCGCCTGGACGACGGTGGTCGCG